CGCAGTTGCGTTTTCGATGGAACGCCGTGGACGTGCTATCTGTGCGAGAGCTGTCAGAAAGCGTCTTCTGAGTTAGGATGGCAAGACGAGTATGGATTTGGGGACTTGCGCGAACGTTCGCTCGAGATTGAGAGGGAGGCATTCCATGCTGGCAATCACGATTAAAGCCAACGTCCCCGCCGCTGATGCGCAGGGCATCAAGGAGCGCATCGCCATGGACATTGAGCAATACGGCGACTGCAAGGTCGTGAGTATCGTGAGCGACAGAGGACGAGAAGAACAGCTACGAATGAAAGGAGCCAAATTATGAGCATCAACATCAAGAAGTACACCAAAGACCAGATGGCGAAGATGGTGGAGGAAGCCGCCGAAAGGCTCAAATCGCAGAAAAAAGAAAATGAAGAGCTGGCTGAACAACTGAAATCCCAAACGGCAAAAACGATTGCGCTGCGAAATGATTTGATGGCAAAGATGCATTCGAATGTCGCTTTGACCGAGCATCTTGAGCAGATGAACGGCGAGGCCATCAACAAGGCAAACGAGATCGCAAGCCTGAAAGCGGACGCGGATGCACTGCGAAATAAGCTCGCTGATACCGAGGCGGCGCTTGGGCGGGCGAATGGTGAGTGCGCTTTTAAGCAAGAGACCATTAATGTAATGCGGGACAGGCGATACAACGCCGAGCAGCGCGCCAATTACGCAGAATCTCACCCGTGGCGAAACCTGTGGGCGTGGGTCAAAAGAAAGCTCGGTGGTGAGAGGAATGAGCACGTTTCCTGACCGGCTGCGCAGATTGCGCGAACGCCATCAGCTAAAGCGCTGCGTGCTGTCCGAGCTGTGCGGGCTGAATCGCAACACCATCAAGCGGTATGAGATGGGGACGCAGAAACCGTCAATGGACGCGCTGATAAGCATTGCTGACTATTTTGGCGTGTCTATTGATTATTTGCTCGGGCGGTCGGACTACCCAAAAAGTTTATAAAAATATTTTGCAAAACTCACTTATAAGTGAGTCAGGGCATTGCAATTATGGGAGAATTGAGCCGCAGAGGTGTAAAAGCCTTTGCGGTTCTCTCATTTATGGCGTCCACCTCCTGCGCCATAGCGGGGCGCGGTGCTTTTCATCTTTTCGCACCGCCCCCGCGATCTGCCGCACGCACAATGCAGCCCATGATCAGGGCCGAGAGGTCGCCCCCTCCCATGCGGCACAGGACCCCGCGCACCTCTCAACGATGTGGCCCAGCGGGGACATATGCGGCATAGGTGCCCCGTAAGGGGAGACCACAGCGAGTGACGGGGACTTTCCCTGAAGCGCTAAAGCAGGGCAGGACTGCAATGCCGTACCAGATGTATGCTACCGCATTGCGGCACGGAAGGGTAAGACCGCTACAAGGGGCTTGCATGTGCGCTGTACGAAAGCGGCATGCCGAAGAATATTTATTGGGCTGGCACCGGCTTGTGTAAAAGAAACGGATGCGACCGACGTACCGGCGCAGGGCTGAAAAGTTCCGTGGTTATCCGGCGGTGCTGTCTTTGCGAGGAGGCTGAGGCGGCAAATGGATGAGGTGCGGTGACGGCAATCGAGAGATTAGGCCGTTGTGTAGGCCGGGCCGAACAGAGCGCAGCGCCGGAGACTGTGTGAGTATCACGCCCCTTGCGGGCATAGAGTAGCCCTTCGGGGTGGGTAAAGTCTGCTATGTAAGGCCAAGGGGTGGGGGCCGGTAGCAAAACGAAAGGGAGTGAGCGTATGGCTGGCGGAGCGCCAAGAAAATGGAAAAGCGTAAGCGCGATGCAGAAAGCTATTGACGTTTACTTCAAAAAGTGCGAAGGCGAACCGTTTATCGGAGATGACGGCTGCGCTGTGTGCGATAAGTACGGCATGCCGATTATCATCAATGCAAAGCCCCCGACAATCACTGGGCTTGCATTGGCGCTTGGATTCACAGGGAGACAAGCGCTGCTGGACTATCAAGCAAGGCCTGAGTTTGCGGACACGGTTACGCGCGCGAAGTCCCGCTGCGAGGAATATGCCGAATCCCGTCTGTACGATAAGGACGGTGCCAATGGGGCGAAATTCTCCCTTGGCTGCAATTTTGGGTGGCGTGAAGTGAACGAGACAAAAATAAGCACGGATTCCGTCAAGGTGGTTATTGATGTCTGATATTCTATTGTCAGAAAAAATCGGCTCGGCTTTTTACGATGTGGCTCACGATGTGTTCCATCATGGGCACACGCATTACGATTTCAGCGGCGGGCGCGGCTCATTAAAGTCGTCCACGGTGTCTGTACTCGTCCCCCTTCTGCTGATAAATAATCCGGGTACGCACGCGCTTGTGCTGCGCAAGGTAGCAAACACGATCCGCGATAGCGTTTATGCACAGTATATCTGGGCAATCGGCGAGTTGGGCATGGCGGCGTATTGGGAAGCCAAGGTTTCCCCGATGGAGCTGATCTACAAGCCGACAGGACAGAAGATCATGTTTCGCGGCGCTGATGACCCGATGAAGATCAAGTCTATCAAAGTCCCATTTGGCTATATCGCCGTGACGCACTTTGAAGAAAAAGATCAGTTTGCCGGACGGGCGGAAATCCGAAACATTTTGCAGTCGACCATGCGCGGTGGCTCGAAGTATTGGAACTTCGAGAGCTATAACCCGCCTATCTCGCGTGACAACTGGGCGAACAAGGACAGTTTGGAGGAACGCACCGACCGCTTTTGCCACAAGTCAACGTATCTTGAAGCACCGCCAGAGTGGCTGGGAGAACAGTTTTTAGCGGAGGCGGAACATCTCAAGGCCACGGACGAGCGCGCGTATCAGCACGAATACCTCGGCATTCCGGTCGGAACGGGCGGCAATGTGTTTGACAAGCTGGAACTGCGGGGGATTACCGATGAAGAAGTCAAAAGTTTTGACCGAATCTATCAGGGGGTGGACTTCGGATGGTTCCCAGACCCGTTAGCTTTTATCCGGCTACATTACGACAAGGCAAGGGAAACGATTTACCTGCTTGACGAGATATACCAGAATAAGCTTTCGAACGAGCAGAGCGCGACTATAATCAAACAGCGCGGATATGGCAATGTGCGCGTCATCTGTGACAGCGCGGAGCCAAAGAGCGTGGCTGACCTACGGGCAATGGGATTGCCTGCGTATGAGGCGGTCAAGGGACCCGGCTCGGTCGAATACGGTATGAAGTTCTTGCAGAGAAGAACGATTGTCATTGATAGAAAACGGACGCCACATGCCTACGATGAGTTCGTGGGATACGAATATGAGAGAAACAAAGACGGCGACATTATTAGCGGCTACCCTGACGCGAACAACCACCTGATTGACGCGACGAGGTATGCGTTAGAGCCTGTCAGCCGCAGAATGGGAGTTATTGCATGAGCAGTGCAGTTATCCAAAAGTTAAAAGAACTTGGCTATACGACAATCCCGGAAGATTTTTACAGCCAAGTTGACCTCTGGAAGTCCTGGTATGTTGGGAAAGTAAAGGATTTTCACAGATACAGAGAATATAACGGGCATGAGTGGGTGAAAAAGAAGCGGGCTTCGCTCGGAATGGGAAAGAAAGTCTGCGAAGATTGGGCAAATCTGCTCATGAACGAAAAGGTTAAAATCACGCTTGAAGGCAAAAAAGAACAGGAATTTATTGATCGCATTTTGGAAGAAAACAACTTTACTGTAAAAGCAAACGAAATGCAGGAAATGAAGTCCGCGCTCGGAACGGTTGCATATGTACCGCGCGTCATTGGACAGAAAGTAAACGACTACGACGCTCCGATTCCCGGAAGTGCGGAAGACATTGCAATCGACTATGTGACGATGGAGCACATTTACCCGCTTTCGTGGCGAAATGGCGTGATTACAGAGTGCGCATTTGATAGCGTTGTAACACGGCTCGGACATAAGTATTTGTTCCTGCAAATCTTTAAAAAAGAGCGGAATGGAAAATACACAATCGAAAACAGCATTTATTTGTACGAGAATGAAACGCTGTCGGAAGTTAGCCTTGCATCCGTTGATGGCTTTGAGCATATCCCGAGTGTCGTTCATACAGGGAGCGCAGAAAAGCAATTTGTGATTGATCGACCGAACATCGCAAACAATTTTGATTACCTCTTGCCAGTCGGTGTTCCTGTTTATGCAAATGCTCTTGATGTGCTGGAAAGTGTAGACAAGGCGTTTAACTGCTATGGCAACGAGTTTGACAATGGCGCGTTGCTGCTGATGGTAAAAATGCCAGCAACAAGGTATGAGGACGGGAAACCGACTTTGAACAATAACGATAGTAGGTTTTACCTTCTCCCAGAGGACACGCAGCAAGGGAACGTTGTCGAACCAATTTCCCCACAGTTAAGGACCCAGCAGTTAAATATCGGGTTGCAAGACCAGCTCAATATTCTTTCAAGCAAGTGCGGGTTTGGCGAGACCTATTATCGGTTTAGTGGAGATAGCATTGCTACGGCTACGCAGGTCATCAGCGAGAACAGCACCATGTTCCGCACGATCAAAAAGCATGAAATTATCCTCGAGCAGGCGCTCGTGGAGCTGTGCCGTGTTCTTCTCCGGCTCGGGAATACTGCAATGAATGCAGGGCTTGACGAAAACGTTGAAATCTCCATCGACTTTGACGATTCAATCATCGAGGACAAGCAGACGGACTTTGCCCGAGATCTCCAGCTCCTGAACGCCAACATCATGAACGACTGGGAGTTCCGGGCAAAGTGGATGAACGAGGATGAGGCCACCGCAAAGGCAGCACTGCCAAAGATGCAGGACATGGTGGACGAAGAGCAGAACGAGGTCGAATAATGGGCGGACGCGGCGCAAGCAGCGGAATGAGCGAAAAGGGCAAGCATTACGGGAGCGAGTTTAGATCGGTCTTGCAGGATGGAAATATTAAATTCGTCAAGCCAAAAAGCGGTTCTGCAACTGCACCATTGGAAACAATGACACGCGGGCGGGTGTATGTAACAGTTAATGCGGCTGATGAATTGAAATTCATTTCGTACTACGACAATCAGAACAAGCGCACAAAGACTATTGATTTGACAAAGCCGCACAAAGGAGTTTTGCCACATACCCACCACGGGTACGAACACTTTGAAAATGACAGCAAAAAGGGATTTGCAAACCTGACAACCGAAGAAAAGGCAATGGTTGCAAGGGTTCGCAAACTATGGTACAATCGGCATAGCAAGTAGTAATGTAAGCGGAGCATTCGGGGGAACCCGTTGTCCCGGTTCAAATCCGGGCGCTTGCTATGCCGTAAGGTACAGAAATGTATCTTGCGGCATTTTTATTTTGCGGGAGGTGTTTACATTATGGGTGGTAGAGGTGGGGCTGGCGGCGGCAATAGCCGTAGAATCTTGGCCTTTGACGTTGATATGGACGGAGCAGTAGTGAACTACGTCTTGAGAAACGGAAAGGTTTACCGAAATGATGGGGAGCCTATTGCGCTCCAGCCGCAAAAAGTGATCGAAAACGCCAAAAAACTCGGGTACTCCGTGAAAACGTATAACAAAAAGGAATATGAAGAGCGGGAAAAATCCCGAAAAGAGGACCGGCGGATAACTGATGAATTTTTGAACGGGATGGACACGCAAATTGGCGGGAATAGGCGCGACCAGCGGATGGAGCTTATCGGAAACAGGGCAGCAAAGAGGAGGCGGAGATAAGTGGTAAACTTCGAGAACCTCGACAAGTTTGCTTTCCCTGGCGCGGGAAAATACAACATCCCCCAAATCGAGCCAGTAACCGAATACCCGCATGGTGAGTTTATCCCTGTCAACTACCATTACACCGAAAAGGACCCAGGGAGTAAAAACGTCCACTTTTTTGTAGACGATTATCAGTTTGTCCGCCACTGGAATGCCCCGGACAAATACATACCGAAGCTGTCACAGTTTGCGGCGGTATGTGCGCCGGACTTCTCGACCTACACCGATATGCCCCTAGCGATGCAGATATACAACCATTACCGCAAGCATTGGTTGGCGGCGTACTGGCAGCTGCATGGTATGACCGTCTACCCGACCATATCGTGGAGTGACGAGGATAGCTATAGCTGGTGCTTCGACGGTGAGCCTGTTGGCAGCATTGTGGCCGTATCATCCGTAGGGACACAGGTCAGCAAGGAGAGCAAACGCCTATTTTTGCGTGGCTATGATGAGATGATGCGGCGGCTAGAGCCGTCGTGGGTCATATTTCACGGCAAGGTGCCGGAAGAATGCGACTGGAACGTGATACGGGTGCAGCCGCACTACAAAAGTATAAGAGAGAGGGTGAGCAAAAAATGGGAGGTCGTGGCGGACAAGGAGGGGCCTATGATGGATACAGTGTCGATTACCTAAACAGGATAAGAGATCGCTATGTGGCCGTCGTTGAACAAAACAAGATACACGCAATGTTTAACGAAAACTCAGAGTCCAAAATCATACGTCAGAAAGCAAGAACCGCGAAAAAGGCGAGAGAAAAAGCCTTTGACAAGATCGATGAAATCGATAAAGCCATAGAAAAGGCTAAACGCCGAAAGAACATCATCCCGTTTTAATGCCTATGAAATACCCATTTACCCCTGAAATCATCGATGCTCTCCCTGAAGAGCTTGCGGACCTTTACCGCAACCTGGAGGATACGTTGCTGATCGAGATATGCTCCAGACTCAAGGCCAAAGACCAGTTTAACGAGGTGACGGTGCAAGATATCCGGGCGCTTCGCTCCCACGGTATACCATTGGAGGACATCGAGAAGGCTATCCGCAAGGCAACCGGAATCAGCGAGAAAAAACTGAAGGAGCTGCTGGACGATGTGGTGGAGCGAAATCAGAAATATTACACTGACATCATCGACCTGGCCCACCTAACCCAGCCGGAAACCCTTTTGAGCATCGAGGACACCTGGGCCATCTACGAGCAGACCCGGCAAGAGATGCGCAACATCACCCGTTCCATGGGCTTTTTGGTGGACGGTGGGCGGACGATGCTTCCCGCGGCGAAAGCGTACCAGTGGGCACTTGATAACGCGGAGATGCAGGTGCAGAGCGGGGCCATCAGTTACAACCAGGCTATCCGGTCGGCGGTGCGGCAGCTTGCCCAAAGCGGCCTGAAAATCGTCGATTATGAGAGCGGGCACCGCGATCAGATCGACGTGGCCGCCCGCCGGGCTGTCATGACAGGGGTATCTCAGCTCTGTGCAAAGTACACGGAGCAATCCGCCGACTACCTCAACACCCCGTATTTTGAGGTATCCGCCCACGCTGGGGCGCGGGATAAGCCTGGGAAGTCCCCGTGGTCCTCCCACAAGGCATGGCAGGGCCGTGTGTACTCCATCAGGGCCGGTGGCATCTATCCCAACATCTACGACGTGTGCGGCCTGGGGGCAGTTGACGGGCTGGAAGGAGCCAACTGCCGCCACCGGCGCTATCCCTGGGTAGAGGGCATTATGGAGCGCACCTATACCGATGAACAACTTGCCCACATCGACGATGGGCTGGGCTGCACTTACGACGGCAAGAGCTACACGGCCTATGAGGCCACGCAGATGCAGCGCCGCTTAGAGCGGCAAATCAGGGCGGTGAAACGCCTGAAAATCAGCAATAAGGCATCTGGACTGGACGATGAGGCACGGACCGCAAACATCAAACTGCGCCGCCTGAACGCCAAATACAGGGCTTTCAGCGCAGCGGCGGGGCTGACACCGCAATGGGAAAGGACGAAAGTGCTATATGATCGATGAAAAACTCAAATTTGCCATTGAACGGGCGCTTGAATCTGGGGCGCGCGTGCAGCTAAAGCAAATGAAAGACGGAAGCGTAAAAGCGCAAATTATCGAAGCAAAAGAGCTAAAAAAGTGATATTCTTCTTCCCTTTCGCACGGTGATGTGGTAAAATAATCACAAATAAATAAGCGCCCATAGTGCAATCGAGCACGTGGAAGTGGCACGAAGAGCCAACTGACTATGTTTGTAGTCGGTTGGCTCTTTTTTATTTTTCGACAAGGAGCGTTGGCTTGGTATGGCAGACGAAGGTGGAGTTTGGCGCACGATTGGCGGTCGCCGCGTGTTTATTAAAGACGGACAAAGTCTGACGGATGCAATGCGCGAGAGCGGGAAATTTGGAGATCTCAAAAAGAAATCAACGGCGACCTCCAAAAAGCAGACCGTCGATACCGAAGCAAGTGCCGAATACGGGGTCGAACACAAAGTTTGGGGGAAGGCGACCGGAACAAGCTACGAGGCATTAAAAGATGACCAGTACAAACTTACTGGAGAAAAAACCGGTGAAACGCTTCAAATCCCAAAAAATGAAAGTGGAGAATTTGAAGTGTACAAAGCGCCTAAAGTATCTGGATTTCTAAATGGGAAATATGTCGGCGACGAAAATGTGAACGCAATTTTATCTGATGGCCGAATTGTCTTAAGAGACCACGATTTTAATAATGATACATATTACAAGATAAGCGGCATTATTGAAGCGGAGACACTTAGACTTGCTGGCTATCAAAAGGACGGGCAGTTTTACCGAGGAACCGATAACCCTAAAGAGATTGAATATCTCAAGAATGGGACTATGCGCGTGTCCACCAACCACATGACGGGGGAAAAAGGAGATGGCGTATCCGTTTGGGAAAGCCCTAAGTACCCGTTCAAGTATCAATATCGAGTAACCGGTAAGGTTTCCGGAGTGGGTAGCGATGGAGAGCCGCTGCTTGATCCCGCGTCCATTAAACTTGTTAGCGCAAAGTCCTATTCTGTTAAAGACTACAATGCTGCGATGGAAAAGGGGAAGCCCTTGTTTTGTAAGGCGTACGGATGGACAGAAGAACAATACGACGCGGCAAAAAAGGGAAGCATTAAAAACAGAAAGCGACTGTAATTAAATATATCCGTTTGCCAATCGAGGCAAAAGAAGTGGCAATTTGAGCCAAACATTACGCGAAAGCGTGTTGTTTGGCTCTTTTTTGTAATACGCAGCGGGGAATGACGCTGTGGAAATAAAAGGAGAGTAAAAATGGCAGACGAAATTATGACTTTTGATGAAATACTGGCTGACCCCACCTACAAGGCGGAGTTTGACAGGCGAATCACAAAGGCGCTTTCGACTGTCCAGAGCAAGCTGGACGCGGAAGTGGAGAAGAACAAGCAGTTTGCGGCAAATGGCAGCGCGGAAACGGAAGCGCTCAAAAAGGAAATCGAGGGCTACAAGTCCAAGATTGCCGATTATGACTACGCAGATGTTATCCGCAAAACGCTTTCCGAAAAAGGCGTGAAATTCAGCTCTAAGGCTGCTGAAAAGGCATATTTGGCAGACCTGAAAGCAAAGCACCTTGAAATCAAGGACGGTGCGCTTGATGGGTTTGACGAATGGCACAAGGCGCAAGTCAGCGCCGATCCGTCCGCGTTTCAAGACGGCGTAAAAATCGACTGGTCTGCCGCTGTTGGCGGCGGCGAAAAGAAAACAGATACCAATGCCGCGATGAACAATCTGATCCGCGGCGCACTCAAGTAACGAAAAGGAGATTACAACATGGCAAGTATTGATCGTTCCGCACTTTCCGGCCTTATCCCGGAACCCGTAACCCGCGAGATCATGCAGGGCGCTATCGCGGAATCCGCTGTCCTGCGCATGGGTCGACGTCTGGCAAATATGTCCAGCAAGACGCAGACCATCAACGTGCTCGACGCGCTGCCCTCTGCGTACTTCGTGAACGGCGAGGCCACCGACAGTGGCGCAGGCGAGGCATTTAAGCAGACCACCAAGATGGCGTGGGACAAGAAGAAGCTGTATGCCGAGGAAATCGCAGTTATCGTCCCCATTCCCGAGGCTGCACTCGATGATGCGGACTATGACATTTGGGGCGAGGTCAAGCCGCGTCTGACCGAGGCTTTCGGCAAGGTCATTGACGCCGCTATTCTGTTTGGCACGAACAAACCCGGCACTTGGCGCGAGGGCGTTGTGCCTACCGCTATTGCCGCTGGCAACGGCGTTCCCGTCAGTTCTGATGTTTACGCCGACATCATGGGCGATGGCGGCCTGATTTCCAAGGTCGAGTTGGACGGCTTCAACCCCAATGGCGTTATGTCCGCTATCCAGATGCGCGGTAAGCTGCGCGGCCTTCGCGACACTTCCGGTCAGCCTATTTTCAAGACCGATATGCAGGGCGCTACCCGCTATGGTCTTGACGGCATGGATATGTACTTCCCCATGAACGGCGCGTTCGACCCTGCGCAGGCGCAGATGATCGTCGGCGATTGGAGCCAGCTTGTCTATGCCATTCGTCAGGATATGACCTTCAAGGTCTTTACCGAGGGCGTGATCCAGGACCCTGCCACGAAGGACATCGTTTACAACCTCATGCAGAACGATATGGTCGCGCTTCGTGCCGTCATGCGTCTTGGCTGGGAGATCGCGAACCCCATCAACGCGTATAATGCAGAAAAGGCAAATCCGTTCCCGTTCTCCGTTTACGGCAAGGGCGGCGCCATTTCCACCGTCGCCGTGACCCCTGCTACCGCCACCGTAAAGAAGGGCGAGAGCAAGCTGTTTACCGCCAAGGTTGACGGTGAGGGCATCATCAACGGTGAGGTCGAATGGTCTCAGGACGGTACGAAGAGCAAGATCAGCGATGAGGGTGTTCTGACCGTTTCTGCTACCGAAACCAAGAGCAGCATCACCGTTACCGCGAAGTCCAAGCAGGACGGGACCAAGACCGGCACTGCCACCGTTACCGTTTCTGCCTGATCTGAAAGGAGCTGACCCGTATGACTTACGCAGACTTTGAATACTACTCCGGCACTTATATGGGCGCTGTGAGCGAAAATGACTTCCCGCGTCTTGTTGTCCGCGCCAGCTCCTTCCTCGACTATTACACGCGCAACAAAGCCAAAGACAACGCCGATCTGGACGCGGTAAAGATGTGCTGCTGCGCGCTGGTTGACAAGTATGCAGTCATCGAAGCGGCGCAGGCGCTTGCCGTGAAAAACCTTGCAAACGCCGCGGCGAATGCCGCGGAAGTCAAAAGCGAAACGGTAGGCAGCTATTCCAGAATGCTTGCAACGGGCGGGGAATCCGCGCTGTCTGCGCTCAATGCGACGGACGGAGCAAAGAAAATGCTTGCGGAAACGTGCATGGAATACCTTGCACATACCGGGCTGCTGTATCGCGGAGGTGGTTGTAGATGTACGCTCCCCACACTGTAACGATTTACAACATCGTGCAGGAGATCGACCCGACAACGCTTGATGAGGTCACGCATGTTTATATTACTATCCTGTGCGGCGTGATGCTGCAAGCAAGCAAGGGCGCGAACGTGCGTGAAAGCGGACTTGAAGGGGCTGACGCAGCGAATCTGTATATTCCGTTTACGGTGGAAGCCGTTGATGGTAAGACGGGCGCGGCAAAGACCTATGCAAAGCCGCAAGAGTTTGTTAAAGCCGCAGATCGCAGCGGACTATGGACGCTCTCATATGACGGAAACGGCGGAGAAACGCTGTTTATCAAGGGAGAGTTTGTGTTTGATGGCACAAATTTGAACGTCGTTCGATATCACGATGATTGCTACAATGTAACGAAGGTTGACGCTATGGACTACGGTAGCCCTGATATGCAGCACTGGGAAGTCGGAGGTTCGTAATGGGCATCAAGTTTTCCGTGCATACCGATGGAATGGATGCGCTTAGGGAAAAGATGTCGCAAGGTTGCAGCAAGGCCGAACATGCTCTTGCTCAGCAAATACGGGCGGATACAGACCCGTTTGTCCCTGCGTTAACCGGTAGTTTGGCGAACAGGACGCGAATTGAGGGATATACCGCTGGGGACTATGGACCATCTGGCGGAAACGTTATCGTTTACCCCGGCCCGTATGCTCGGTTTTTGTATTACGGGAAAGTAATGGTCGACCCAAACACGGGCAGCACATACGCCCCGAAGGGCGGAACAAAAGTGGTTACAGATCGCAACTTGGTATTTAACAAGGCGATGCATCCGCAGGCGCAGGCGCATTGGTTTGAAGCATCTAAGGCACAAAATCTTGATAAGTGGTTGCGTGTAGCAGAAAAGGCGGTGAAGAAGTACGGAACAGGTTAAAAAGACGGTCTCGGCCGCGGAAGAGGATCAAGTCTCCCGAAAGTTGCTTGCGTGGTTAAACACATTCCCTGACAAGCCGGTTGATTTGATTCGGTTTGAATTTCTTCCCGCCGATACTGCGGCGATGGCGCTGTCCACAATTCAGGCAGCGTACATTGTCAAAAAATACATTCTCGGCGGATATCAGGCGGAATACCAATTTAAGGTCATCTACCGCATGAAACCGGGGAATAGCAATGATAAACGGCTCAAAGCCGACGAGATGCTTAACGCCTTGGGCGATTGGGCAACAAGCGAGACGCCGCCTGACATTGGCGATGGTCGCCGCGTCATTCGCATTGAGCCGACACCGCGATCCTCTCTTTTTGCCGTGTATGAAAACGGCGATGAGGATCACCAAATCCTTATGAAAATGAACTACGAGGTGATTAAAAATGGCTGATATGACCTTTAACACCACGGCGGGGCAGACCGTAGACCGAGAACTTCTGATTGCGTATCTCAACACGGGCGAAACTGGAACCCCCACGTGGTCGCCCCTCGGTACGCGCGTTACGGATTCCAGCATGGAATACGACTGGCAGGAGGATTCTTCGAAGGATATTCTCGGCACGACGCGCACGACCATGAAGAAACCCATCATCACGCAGACCTTTGACCCGTCTGATCTGGACGCTGGCGACCCTGCCATCGTCAAGGTTTGGAATCTTGCGGTCAAGGAGCAAAACGCGGCGGCGCTGGCGAATCAGGACGTGCTGATTGTCCACGCTTATGCAGGAACGGCAAAGACCGCAGTATTTGCGGAGCGCTATTCGTCCTGCATGGTCAAGCCCTCTTCCCTCGGCGGCGAGGGTGGCGGCTTTATCGGTATGCCTATCGACGTGACGCTTGGCGGCGCGCGCACTGTCGGCACTGCCGCTATCTCTGGCAATACGGTTACGTTTACCGAGGGTGAATAAGGAGGAACATCATGCAGGAACTTAATTTTGGCGACGGCCTTGTAACTTACACCGTAAATGGAAAGTGCGAGGTGTCGTTTAACCCTACCGACAGCAACTTTGTCGAAAGGCTCTACCTTGCCTTTGAAGACCTCGACAAAAAGCAGGAAGGGTACAAAACGCAGATTGAAAAGATGGGAGACAAAAAGCTCATCTTTGAATTTGCTCGTGAGCGCGACAAAGAGATGCGCGAGATCATTGACTCCGTTTTCGGGGCGCATATTGCAGATAATCTTTTTGGCGGAATGAACGTTTATGCGCTGGCAGAGGGAGTTCCTGTGTGGTGTAACTTCCTGCTTGCTGTAATGGACGAAATCGACAATACGTTCTCCCGTGAACAGAAATTCACGAATCCGAGAATCAAAAAGTATCTCGATAAAGTTCAGAAGCATTAAACGGAGGGCGGTATGGGCTACGGACTTCCTAAAAGCGTAGAAATCAACGACCAGAACTTTTCTATTCGATATGACTTTCGAGTTATTTTGACGATTTTTGAAGTTTTGGACGATGAAGAACTAAGCGATGAAGAACGGGCTTATACCGCCCTTAAACTCTTCTTCGTTGATTTTGATAATATCCCCGACTATGATTCTGCCATTGAAAGAATGTTTTGGTTTATCAACGGCGGGAAAACGCCCGATGACAAGAAAAAAGAGCCAGAACTTGTAGAATGGAAGAAGGATTTTCAACTCATCGTGTCTCCTATCAACCGCGTCCTTGGGAGAGAAATTAGAGAAAGCGAATATGACGCGGATACAAACTCTGGTGGGGTTCACTGGTTTACGTTTTTGTCTGCGTATATGGAAATCGGGGATTGCTTATTTGCACAGGTCATTCGCATTCGCGAGTTAAAAGCAAAAGGGCGTGCGTTAGATAAGTCGGACAGGGAGTTTTACCGGCGTAATAAAGACGTTGTCGATATTCCAAAAAGAATATCGAGAGAAGAGGCGGACACGCTAAGTGCGTGGTTAGGCAAAAAAGAACCGGCCCATGAGAGAGCCGATTCGGATTAAAGCGTTATTCGTTTATTCTCGTTTTTCTTTAGATGCGCGTAAATCTTGCTGATCCTCTTGCCGTTTTGCGGAGCAGCGGTTACGTCAAAGACAATGTATTTCACATCGTAATCGCTTTGGTACGCGAAAATAAGGTACTGTCGTACAATCTTTGACTTCTTTTTCTGTGCTGACCCGCCAAGAGCTGCGCCAATTGGGCCGAGTAAAATTCCTCCCGCAATTGCACCTCCAATACTCGAAACGTATTGAGTTTGAATTTCCTGCGGTGTCATAACAGAAACATCGATAAGCTTGCTTGGCGAAAGGGTGAATGTTTGCCCGCTCGCTGAAAATGAAATTGATTCCGGGGAACAAACGGCGGAGCAAATAGACCCCGCTGCAAGATCAAGTCCACCGACAAGTTGAAGCTTACACTTTACCGTTTGCATCTTTATTTTCTCTTCATACGTTGTGGGGAACACTTTATTCATGGTTAACACACCTAATGGGATTGGGATTGCTATAAGGGCGATTCCAACCCAAACGGGCATGGTTTCTTGACCTTCTGGTGTTGTAATTGCACCAACAATCAAAACCAGAAGAAATGACGCAAAGAACACAACAAGAAATAGTATTGCTTTTTTCGCCGTTTTCATTTGTTTTCCCCCCTATTAGATACGATCTTATTACCATAGCACAACAAAAAACTAAAAGCAAGGTGGTGATTTTATGGCGGCTGATGGTTCCGTAGTTTTTAGCGCAAAGTTGGACGATAAAGATGCGCAAAAAGAGCTAAACAAGCTTGTCAAAAAGATCGACACTCTAAACGATAAAATCTATCAAAAACAGCAGCAAAAAATGCCGCTTGCAAAACAATCGGAAGAGCTTGCGGTAAGTCTTGACCAAGCAAAAGCAACCCTTGAATCTATGCGCAGTGGCAATGAGTTTTTCACCGCTGATTCCGTGAAGGAGCAAGAGCGCACTGTTAAATCCTTGCAACGGGAATATGATTTTGTAACTTCTAAAGTTGAGAAAATGGACGCGGCTATTCGCGCAGATACTCGAAGCCTTGACAAGATGAAAACAGACGCAGGGGCGCTTTCTGAAAAAATTTCTGGCGCAGGAACTCGCATGGTGGCAATGGGGGAAGCTACAAAGAAAGCAGACGCATTTCTTGCGCGGTTTTCCAACAGAGTTAAGCGGCTGGCGCTCAGGGCGTTTGTCTTTACGATTATTGCAAGAGCTTTATCTGTTGTTCGTGATTATGTTTGGAAGGTTATCCAGACAAACGATGAAGCGGTTGCGGCCATTGGGAACTTAAAGGGGGCGCTTCTCACTTTGGCGCAGCCTCTTCTTGGTGTAGTCGTTCCGGCTTTTATTGCGCTTGTGAATATCTTAAATTCAGTTGTTAGTGCAATTGCAAATATCGTCTCTATGATTTTTGGGACTACGGCAAAAAAATCGGAGGCAGCAGCAAAGAGCCTTTATAAAGAGGCAAATGCTGTTGAAAAAGTCGGCGCGGCGGCAAAGGACGCACAAGCAAATCTTGCAAGTTTTGATGAGATCAACACTCTGTCGAGTTCGAGTGGAGGCGGTGGCGCGGCATCTGCGCTTGCAGACCGTTTATCCCCTGTATTTGAGCAATTCAAGAGCGATGCGTATAAAGCAAAGATTGACGAAATCACGGCTTATCTTTGCGGTGCGCTTTTGGCTCTTGGCGCGATCCTCTGCTTTTCCGGTGCAAATATTCCGCTTGGTATTGCGCTTATGGCCGCTGGTGCGGTGGGACTTGTAACGCTTATTAAAGAGAATTGGGACTGTATGCCAAACAAGTTAAGGGCGGCGATTACCAACGTACTTATGATTCTTGGCGTATCTGCCCTTGCGATTGGCGCGGTTCTTTGCTTTTCTGGGGCGAATATTCCCCTCGGCATTGGGCTAATGATTGCAGGAGCGGCTATGCTGGGAACGGCAGTCGCCTTGAACTGGAACGCGGTCGCAGACAAAACGAAGGAAACCCTTGAGACGCTTCTTGTTTACATTGGGCTTGCGGCGCTTGCAATCGGCGTAATTCTCTGTCTGTCCGGTGCTCATATCGCACTCGGAATTGGACTTATCATTATCGGGGCGGCTTCCCTTGCAAGTGCTGTTGCTCTGGATTGGAACAGTACAACGGAAAAGACAAAAAGCAAGTTAACGGAAATCCTGCTTTTTGCCGCAAAGAGTTTGCTTGCACTTGGTATCATGCTTGCAATTTTTTGCCCGGCGGCTTGGCCTATTGCATTCGGAATGATGCTTGCAGGCGGCGCTTCTCTAGTTACCGCGGCGGCACTCAATTGGGACGCAATCCTTGAGAAGCTCAAAGGCGTGTGGAATAACATTAAGCAGTGGTGGAAGAACAGTGTTGCTAAATATGTTGGAGTTTCCCATTGGAAAGAGACAGGGAAGAAGATGATTAACGGTTTCCTTTCGGGCGTAAAATCCGCATGGGAAACTGTAAAAACGTGGGTGGCTAATGCCGTTAGCTGGTTCGGGAAAAAATTTGTTGAAGCGCAGAATTCTATTGCAAGATCGAATTCTGGCCGCAGCGGAGGATTTGGAACTCGAAGTGGTGGCTTTGGCAGCCCTTCTCGCGCTCCATCGATTAGCCGTATCTCCGCTCCTGCATTGGCTCGCGGTGCAGTCATTCCGCCCAACAAAGAATTTCTCGCCGTGCTGGGCGACCAGAAGAGCGGAACGAATATCGAAACGCCGCTTGCAACGATGGTTGATGCATTTAAACAGGCAATGGCGGAATCCGGCGGCGGTGCAACTACGGTTATTATCCAGCTCGACGGTAAAGAAATCGCACGCAGCACCGTGAAGAACATTAACAACATGACGCGCGCGGCGGGTAAGCCCGTGTTGCTGTACTAAGGGGGTCAACATGGAAGTCCTTATTATCAACGGCACGGACTACTCGTCCGCAATCGCAACTAAGGGCTACGGGTGGAGCAGAAACGACCTCGACAGCGACAAGACCACCCGTACCAAAGATGGCAAGATGCGCCGCGACAAGATCACCACCAAGCGGAAACTGAGCTATACAACGCGCTCCGTCAAGCGTGACGTGCTGGCAAAACTTGATGACGATCTGAACAAAACCACATGCACCGTACAATACCTTGACCTGCATGGCGTCAGAACCAGCACGTTTTACTGCTCGTCGATGGAATGCACGCTTGAAGAAGCGGCGGACGATAACGAGGTGTGGGGCGGCGCGACGTTTAACCTGATCGAGGTGTGATATGGGGCAGACAACAAGTGCGCTGTGGCGCGAGCTGCTTCACAAGCCCGGCACAGAACGAGAGTACAAATTTGACGTTGCGGGCACGGAATATGGCAAAGACGCGGAAGTGTCGCACTCTGTCGAATCGCAGTTGTTTGAAGAATTTGGCATTGGAAACGCCTGCTGCGCAACATTAAAACTGGCACTGTATGCGGACAACATACCGCGCGCCGCAACGATCAAGCGGTATCTCAGGCTTGTTAATGGCGGTCAGGCGACGGACTGGATCCCAAAAGGCGTGTTTTTTACCAACCGCCGTTCCTGCGATGGGGATTATTGGGAACTCGAAGCATACGACGCTATGAGAAAGGCTGACGTTGTATGGGAGCCAGCCCAGTCGCTTATCTTCCCGATGACTATGCCTGACGCCGTAAACATCTTTTGCCAGTTGATGGGCGTAGAGTTGGACAGCCGAACAGTGCTCAATAGCTCATATACCATCGACTATCCCGCAAATGATTATACCATCCGCAATGAGCTATGTTTTATCGCAGCGGCGCACGGCGGGAATTGGATTATCACCGACGCAGGGAAACTGTTGCTTATCCCGTTGTTGTCTATGCCTACCGAGACAAACTATCTCATTACAGAAGCGGGCAACGCTATCACATTTGGAGGGGTGAGGATTCTTGTCTGAAAAGTATTATGTCGGCAAAGACGTTACAAGTTTTTCCGACAAGGGCAAGTACAAGCCTATCTCTCGTGTGACGCTGCTTGTGGACGATGAAAACAGCCTGACGGCGGGCGATGATACCGGAATGGAGGTCATTGCAAGTTGTCCACACGCCACGCAGCCAATGGTAAATGCTTTACTGCAAACCATGAAAGGCTACCAGTATCAGGCATACGAAGCAGGTGCGGCAAACATCGATCCAGCGGCAGAGCTGGGCGACGGCGTGACGGTTGGTGGCATTTATTCGCCGCTGTCTAAACTCTCTGATGATGGACGCGGATACGCGGGTATTTCATCCCCCGGTGAAGCGGAGATGGAAGACGAATATCCGTCCGATGGGTACATCACGCAGGAATTTAATCGCAAGATTGCCGAAACACGCTCGACTATTACCAAGACCAGCGAGGAGATCAACCTCAAGGTGGAGGGCATCGACGGGCGGGTGTCGGACATCAATCAAACGGTCGATGGGATCAGCCTATCCGTCACATCAGCGTCCAGCCCGGATGGCCAGACGACCGCGACGATCACGCTCAAGGTCGGGCCAAACAACTACACGGGCTACATCAAGCTCGACGGCAACGTGGATGTGTCAGGGCAGCTTTCGGCGGACGCGCTTTACGCTGCTTTCGGCGAGATCGCGGACTTGAGCGTCAACCGGCTGTCGACCTCTCGCCGGGTGGTCAAGTATCTTGCTAAAGACACAACGGACGACAATTTCATCCGCGTGGAGGGGCAGAGCCTTGAGTTTGTGGCGGGCATCGCCAAGAGCACGACGGAGCAGGCCAAAAACCCAAACGGGGAGCTGATCTACTGGGAGGCAGACCCCGCGGGCGCGTCGATCGGCTCAGACGGATACCCCTATGCAAACGGCGAGCGCATTTTTACCACCACCAAGCAGACGAGCTGGCCGGTGATGGTCTATCAGTACGAGGAGCAGGTCAAGCGCGCAATCTCGTTTGAGTCGGACGGCCAATACTACTACCCTGTGGACGTCTTCGGCGCGGGCGACAATAACGGCAAGCAGCGCGGCTACCTCGTCAAGAGGCAGAACTCGCTGGAGCTGACGTACGAGACGAGCACGGGAAAACAGCTCGGCCTCGCCGCGCGGGACGAGGGATATTTGGACCTGATGGGGGTGAGGAAAACCGTTGGACTCAACTTTTCCGGATGGGACAAGGGAAGTTGGGGTGTCCTGCTGGAAGGTGTTAAGGAAATGCTGGATTACGGCGTCACGTTGAACAGTGCGGGAGTCCCGGTGAAGATCACATACCCGGATGGGACGGACTGCCCCATTATCTGGTAGGAGGCGGCAATGGCGATCAAACACAAAAAGAGCTTTTTAACAGGATATCTGACCGGGCAGGCAATCAAGCGCGGGGTCAACAGCACGTTTGACGCGCACCGCCCGGACGGCAGCGGCACGCTGCGCGGCTATGATGCAGCCAGCTTTAAGGCGGGGCTGGCGGCAGGGCTGTGCGGAGACGGCTATTTGCTGCCGTATACGCCACCAAAGAAAAAACCGGGGATATTTGACGTCGAGGTCAACTGTGATGAGGTCATCATCGACCTGTATCTGCGCAATGCCCGCGGCGAGGCGACCGCGCCGAGTATCTACGGATTGCAAGACATGGGGAGGTGGCTGCGGGACAATAATGTCAAGACTATCAGTGACTTCTATGCCTTCTGCGAGAGCGCAGCGCCGCACTTTGGCGGGGTATTCAGTAAGAAGAATGCAGCACGGGTCACGGCGTTGTTTTATAACCGCTCTTATTTGCACGAGATATGTGCAAAAAAAACGCTCCCCTTCTCCTATCTCATTCGCGATGCTTATATGGCCGGCAAGATGACATGGGAGCAATTCATGGACAACAAGCTTTCCGTGGATTCCCGTCTGGACAACTGGACATTCACGCTGACACAACATGTAAAAGCGAACTGCGGAGCAAGTGGCACGGCAGCTTTGACGCCGGTATATGTCATTAAGACCTATGTTCTCTGCCCGGGGAGGTACAGGTTTTCATTCGTTGAGACAGTGTCTCCTCCGTTTGACGACGACGACACTTCCAAGGCATGGGTAGCAGTTGCTGTCCCTGGAGTATTTGGCAATACGAGCAACCTTAAAACGAAACACAGCCAAGGTGACCTTTACTATCTTGCATCCGGAGAGAGCCTTGAGTTTGAAGTCCCAGTGGGGTCACTAGAGCATTCGCATCTCTTCATCAACCTGTGGCCGTGGCCACCCTTTAAGGTGGACGGATATAATGCTATGACGGATCAGGCGCACCGCAGCTACTATGCGGGGATGACCCACGTTCAGACGCTCGCCATGGATCTGCAGCTTGTTGAGATCTATCCGATGCGCACACCGAACAAAAACGCGAATTTGACAAGCCTGCTCCGGGCGGTCGACGCGCTCGATGATTACAAGATCAAAAACGAGGAGCTCGACAGGCTTGAAGACCTTACGCTGGTGGACGAATACAGGCTGATGGTCAGCGGTTCGCCGCACGATCCAAAGGCATATCGGGCGACCGCAGCAAAAACGAAGCACAGTGTCGGAGAGGACGACTTGCCGAAAGCACAGATCACCGCTCTTGCAACGGTTGAAAGCGGCATGAACGAGGTAAACGCCAACGGAGTGGAGACGCCGGTCGACGCGGTATCTCTCAGCCTCGTTCTGGGAGAGGCTGCACCGGGGCTGTCTTACCAGAAACACCAGATCGCGGGAGAAAAACTGAATTTGATCAATTCGTGGACTGCTCCGATCGTACGGAGGAGGGATGAGGAGAAGTGAGAAAGGCGAAAGAGACGCGCGGGGCGGTCATCGCTTACGCGCTCAACCTGATCGACCTGTCGTGCACGCTCTGGGCGCTGCGGCGCGGAGCGGTGGAGCTTAATCCCCTGATGCGCTCCGTCCCGGTCATGGTGGGCTACAAGGTCGTCATCGTGTGGGCGCTGCTGTGGTGGCTCTCTACCCGGAGGGAGAGGGCGGCGCGGTATGCGCTATACGTTGCTGCCGTGGTCTACGGGGCGGTGGATGTGTACCATATGATCAACATTTTATGCTAAAGGAGGGCTTTATGGAAAAAGCCATCATAGACCAAACAATTGACGATCTGATTGCGGCGGAAGCTGTGACGGCGGATGATCTCTTTGTGGTGCAGCAAAATGCGACGGCAAAAAAGGTGTCCGGTGACACTTTGCGCAGATACTTGGGGGCGGAATCCGGGGTACCAAAGCCTGATGGCGCGGAAGAAGGCGCTTTTCTCCGCATACGGAATAAAAAATGGGTGGCGGAAAAATCGCCTGTTCTTATCGACCTGTATTCCGCAGGTGTAAATGCAGACCCAGCGCAGTCTGGGAAATCCCTCTCATTCGACTTATCTACAGATATCGGGACTCAGCTTGTGGCTGCCGCCAAAAACGGTGGAGCGTTGCTTAAATTCGGGTTCTTGGATAATCAAGATCGCTTGCCGGTACAGGCATATTTCGTTGGGATCACAATCGAAGGAGTGGAAGCGTACCAGTTCTATGGCAAGGCGTTTTACGAATCGTGGGGCGTCAATATTTTTTTCAATGCGAATTTGCAAAATAGCAGTGCCACAATATCCTCTTTCTGCACAATCGACCAACCGCGGCTACCGGAAGCGGCTGACGACGGGGCGTTTCTGCGATGGAGCATTGAGCAGCAAGAGTGGGTGGCGGAAGCCTTGCCCGCGGCGGAAGGAGGGACATTTTAATGGCGGAATATCTGGTACAAAGCGAAAGCATTACGGCGGTCGCCGACGCCATTCGCGAGAAGGGCGGCACGACTGAGCCCTTGAGCTTTCCGGCGGGGATGGCTGAGGCGGTGAGAGATATCCCGTCTGGCGGGACTGATATCTCCCTCGGCCTAACCGCCGCCACAGTGGGCCAGACTATTAAAGTCAAGGCCGTTGACGCTGACGGCAAGCCCACCGCGTGGGAAGCAGTGGATATGGCGGGGGGCGAGACGGAGGTAATTGCGCTATCGGAGGATGTAAATGCTGTAACATTTGACCTTAAAGGGTGCGATTCATTTGCGATAGTATTAGATGCCCCGCCAGTCGATACAGAGATGACCTATGTATTCCCGACATTCAACTCTATCGTAGGGACATTTATTACGCTCAATTTTGCATATAAGGCAAATCGGAGAATATCAGTATTGCAAATCAATAAAATCGTCGATGAATTATGGTTTTTCTCATTTAAGCCAGGGAATGCTGTGACTTTGAAAGATGCGACTTTGTCAAAGGTTGGAGACATTTCTGTCCTGAACAACACAATCCCAATGGATATTACATCGATGGGCCTTAATGCATACACCGGGCAGCGTTTCCCGAAAGGCACAAAAATATACGTAGTCAGGGGGAAAACAGTTGTATGAGAATTTGTGAGAATGGCATAATCCGCGACATGAGCGCCGAGGAAGTCGCGGAGCTTGAAAAGCTGGCGGCAGAAGCACCCGCACCCGCGCCTGAACCTACGCCAGAGGAACGCATTGCGGCGCTGGAAAAGGACAACGCCGAGTTACGCGAGGCAATGGAGGCACTGCTTACGGGGGTGACGGCATGAGCGAGATGAGAGAGCGCATCATCGCGTACAACAAGGAGGTCAAGGCCGCCTTGCAGGAGGTCTACAACGACCTCAACCACGGCCAGCGCAAAAAGCTGCTGCGTAACCCTGCCATCCGCGCGATGTTTGAGCGGTATGGCGTTAAAATCGAAGAGTAAAGGAGAAAGGGAGCGGGATATGGATAATTCAAAGCACTACGATGGCGCAGAGATTGCGCTGATCGAAAGCCGATGCAAGAGCAATACGCACCGCATCAACGAGTTGCAGGAGCATCAAACGGTGCTTGACAGGCTGGCAACTTCGGTCGAGGTGCTGGCGACCAAGCAGGAGACCGTCGAGGGCGATGTCAAGGAGATCAAAGAGGACGTGAAAGACATCACTGGCAAAGCAGGGAAGCGCTGGGACAGTCTGGTCGACAAGGCTCTCGCGGCGCTGGCAGGCGCGTTTATCGCGTGGCTGCTGTCGGGTGTGGCCTTATGAGGAATCTGAGAAAGCGGGATAAGTACGTCATCGCAGCAGTGCTCAACCTCTGCTGGTACTGCATTGCGGTGCTCGTATTGACCGCGCATGACAAGGTAGTGCCGGACAGCCTGACCGTCGCGTGGTTCGCCGCGTGGACGGCAGAGCTCGGCCTGCTGGCTGGAATCAAAATCAAGGGAAAGGACGAATAACATGAACGAAAGAATCATCAAGCGTATCGCAAACCTTATGAGCGTCAAGAGCATCGTGACGCTGGTGCTGACGGGCGTATTTGCGTACATGGCCGTCACGGGCAACATCTCGCAGGACTTTATGACGATCTATGCGGTCATCATTGCGTTTTACTTCGGCACGCAGAGCCAGAAGACGCAGGACGTGATCGACAGCAAGGGTGACAGCGATGTATCACAGTAGGGACATTGCCGACCTGCGGGCGGACGTGCACGCAAACTGTGTCATCTTCCTCGACCTCTGCAAGGAGGCGGGGCTTCCGGTGCTCGTGACCGAGACAGTACGAGATGACGAGTACCAGCGCTATCTTGCCGCGAACGGCTACGCGGCAAAGACCGCGACGCGCCCGACGTTTCACGGCGTCAAGGCTGGGCTGGCGTTTGACATCTGCAAAAACGTCAAGGGGCATGAGTACGACGATCCGTTGTTCTTCGCTCGCTGCGGGCAGATTGGCAAGCAGGTTGGCTTTTCGTGGGGCGGCGACTGGAAGAAATTTCCCGACAAGCCGCATTTTCAATGGGACGACCATATGCGGTACACAGGGAGCATGATTTTGGCGGGCAAGTATCCGCCGGAAATGGAGGAGTACATGGATCAGGCAACGTTTAACAAGATGATGGACGCTTACCTTGCGCAGCTCGGCACCAAGCCCGTCTCTCCATGGGCGGCAAAGGACTGGGCGGCGGCAAAGGCGGCGGGCATCACGGACGGCAGCGCCCCGCAGAGATTCATCACGCGTCAGGAGGCCGTGATGATGATCCAGAGAGCGGCAAAATAACGGTGTCCGATTTGGGCACGGGAAGGAGCGGGCGGCGAAAGCCCACGCGCAAGCGCCTCTGCAAGCCCTACACGGGCATGAACAGTCAGCACAGGTCAATCCGCGCGCAATTATCCCCTATGGCCCCCAAGCGGGCCGTAGCGTATATCTTATCGTTTGAGCTGCCGGCGGACGAGGCGGCGTGCCTTATCGAGTGTGACGTGCGGCGCAAGAGCTACGCACAAGTGTGTGCAGCGCTGCACCTGTCGCCGGAGGCGGTCAACCGCTGCCGCAGGCGAGCATATCAAAAAATAGCAGATGGACAAAGAGAGCACCGAGGTTAATCGGTGCTCTCTTTGTATTCGTTCGATCCAAGTTGGATGACCGTCCATCCGTGCCACCGACAGTGATTGTATGACGCGTCATACAGCATCTTGGCCGTACGCTTGGCCTCATACTTATCCTCTGGGTCAACGCCAAACAGCTCCACATGATCTCTGACAAATTTCGATAAGTTTTTGATCTCCCACTCACGAGCACCGTTTGATACTCGATACCATTTTGCGCGGATATTGGTCTCATATGGCCCTGTCAACGGGGATTCCAGCAGCGCCTTAACTCGAGCGGCTGGGGATTGCTGGGCCTCTGCCATAGCACAGCCGCAGGACGTGGTATGCCCGGTCATAAGATTCCTGCCCGATACGTCGGTCTTTTTGCCGCAATCACAACGGCACCGCCATATTGAGCTATTCGCGGTCGAAGAATAGCGCACATAACGCGTCACAGTCAACCGCCCAAAGCGTTGTCCAATCAGATTCTTTCGGTGATTTTCGCCCCTGGTATGGCCGCATGACGTACTGACACCCCGACGAAGATTGCTGGCAGTCACGACGCGTTCCTCGCCGCAATCGCATCGGCAGAGCCATTTTGCCCGACCGTATTTATCCGGCTCCGCAGGCTCAAGCACAGTCCAGTGCCCAAAAGTCTGCCCTGTTAGGTCATACGTGCCCATTACAGCAGCTCACTTATATCCACACCCAGCGCGTCGGCGAGCGCAAATAAGGTTTTTGCAGCCATATTGCCCGTCTCGATTTCGCCGGATTCCACTTTCTGGATCTGCCGGATATAGATGCCGGATTTTTTCGATAACTCGGCCTGTGTCATGCCGCTTTTGAGACGGTAATACAGCAGCCACGTTGTTGTGGGATAGCCTTTGTATATCTCGTCATCCCCCAGCTTTTTAGCGTCTGCAACCGGCATACAGCCGACGTTGCTGATCGTTCGTCCCTCTTGGATGCACCCTTCGATGCATTTGCGCCCGCGCGCGCAAGCGTCCTTGATGCTGTCGGCACAGATGATGGCCTTAACGCGGCCAAGATAGATTTTTGCGCGGGGGACGCCGATCTCCTTTGCCTCTTGCTCCGTCGGCGCACGGTCAAGATCTGCGGTCACGTAATAAGTCGTCATGATTGGTCTCCTCTCTTATCAGCAAAAATACTCAGCGACCTTGCGGTCAGCAGTGAACCAGTTTTTGGATTCCGGATCCCAGCGGAAGCCTGCGGCCTTGAGCTCCTTGCGGGCGGCGTAGGTCTTGCCGGTCACGATCCAGCCCATCGTATAGTCAGCGGCGATAGTGCGGATGAGGCCGAGGCGAGAACCGTTGATGACCTTCATGCAGCCGTTAGACATCAGCTTCTTGGTGTTCTCGATGGACTTCTTGGCGGCGTTCCAAGCGCAGCGGAGGCACTCGGAGAAAGCGAGGGAATCGGCCCACTTCTGAGACATCTTAAAAAGGTTCCATGCGCTCTTCATGATCTCACTCTTGTTGTACTTCATTTTTGTTTCCTCCCGAGGGTTTCCCTCTTGCTTTATGTGCTTAGTATACGCCAATATTGGCGTAAAGTCAAGAGCTTTTTGAGCTTTTTGCAAAATATTTTTTGACCAAATATTGACCAAACGATGACCATTTGCAGGGCGCGAACCACGGTATGATAAAGGCAACAAAAGGAGGTGCGCGCGATGTACGACCGACTTTTAGCTTTGGGATTTACCGAGCAGATGGCAATGGACATTTTGACGCTGTTCCCCGCCCCTGACGAGTTAAGACGGTACGTGTATTTTGCCGAGCTGTTCCACGCCTGCCGAGAAAGGACGGAGTGATATGCCTTATCCGTATTATCAGACCCCGTATCAGCCGATGGGCTACGGGTACAACAATTATGCCCCTGTAAGCGCGCAGAACGCCGCAGGAGCGCAGCAGATATACAGCGGCCAAATTACCCGCGTGAATGGGAGAAACGGTGCAGACGCGCTCAGGCTCGCGCCGAACAGCTCCGTTTTGCTGATGGACGAGAACGACCCAATCGTGTGGCTCAAAGTGACGGACGGCGCGGGATATGCAACGGTCACGCCGTACAGCATCGCGCCGTATCAGGTGGCGGCTCCGGTTGACGTTAACAGTCTTGAGGAACGCGTAAAGAGATTGGAGGAAAAGCTCAATGCCAAATCCGATGATGCAAATGCTGATGGGCGGCGGAAGCAGAAGACCGAATAATCCCCTTGCGATGATGGCAGAGTTTCGCAAATTCGCAGCGGGCATGACGCCGCAGAAAGCACAGCAGGAGATCGAGCAGCTTTTGGCGTCAGGGAAAATGTCGCAGGAGCAGTTTCAGCAGCTCCAACAGCAGGCAAAGGACTTTATGCAATTTTTGAAATAAGCCGGGTCGACACGGTTTATTGATAAATTATTTTGAAAGGAGTGTTTCCCATAGATAATTACTCTTTGAGCGATCTCGCGGCAGTGACCCGCGATAACGACGGTAACGGCTGGGGCTCCGGTTGGTTCCTCATCGTCGTGCTGTTCCTGTTCATGTTTGGCTTCGGTGGCAACGGCTGGAACCGTCAGGGCGAATTCGGCCAGTATGCCACGGCTGCGAGCCAGCAGGAAATTTTGTTTGGCCAGCAGTTCGGGCAGATCAACGACCGCCTGACTAACATCGGCAACGGCATCTGCAATCTCGGCTACGAGATGCAGGGCAACATCGGTCAGCTTGGCAAGGAGGTTGCGCTTGCGCAGGCAGGCACCAACACCACCATCATGCAGACCGGCAACAGCATCCAGAGCCAGATCGCGTCTTGCTGCTGCGAGCAGCGCCTTGCGACGGCCAATCTGTCCGCGCAGATGGATCGTCAGACCTGCGACATCACCACGGCTATCCACGCCGAGGGCGAAGCTACCCGCGCGATGATGCAGGCCAATGAGATGCAGGCTCTCCGCGACAAGGTGGCAAGCCTTGAAATGGACAACCGTATGTGTGGCGTCGTCCGCTATCCGAGCGGCTACACGTACAACGCGGGCTCGTCCCCCTTCTGTGGCTGCAATAGCGGCTGCAACGGCAATATCTAAACGATTTTGTTGATGTCAACAAAATCATAGGCCCTCTTTGGCCGGGTAAATGGGCGAGGGCTTATCCCCTCGCCCTTATATTTTGAAAGGAGACTTTACTATGTCTTGTAAATCCGCTCTTTACACCGCCATGCAGACGCCGACTGCGGTTGCCGTCGATGGCGTTATCCCCCTCGGCAGCCTGATCCGTCGCTACGGCTGCGATATTACGCTCAACGGCAATGCCGTCAACATCGTCGGCAAGGGCTACTACGACGTCGACGCGTCCATCACTGTCGCACCGACGGCTGCGGGCACAGTCACGGCGACGCTCTACAAGGACGGCGTTGCCGTTCCCGGCGCGACCGCTTCTGCTGCGGGCGCTGCCGGTGCTCCTGTTGTGCTGGAATTCCCCGCGCTGGTGCGTCAGGCGTGCTGCGCGTCCGGCGCTGCGCTGACGCTGGTGCTGACCGGCGCGGCATCGACCGTCAGCAACGTTGCCCTGCGCGTACAGCGCATTTGAAAGGAGAACAGCTATGAAGCTGATTGAAAAACTCTCCGAGATGATCGAAGAAGAGATCGAAGATGCTAAAAAGTACGCCAAGTGCGCGCTGAAGTACAAGGATACCGACAGCACTCTTGCAAAGACTTTTTACGATCTTTCGACTGATGAGATGCGGCACATGAATCTGCTGCATGATGAGGTCACGCGCATCATTACCCAGTACCGCAAGGAGAACGGCGAGCCGCCTACCGCGATGCTGGCCGTATATGACTATCTGCACGAAAAGCAGATCGAAAAAGCGAAAGAGGCCAAAGACTATCAGGCGATGTATCGCGGGTGACGCCCATGATCGACTTTGACGAGATCGAGAAAGAGATCATCAACATGGAAGCAAACCGCGACACGTCTTATGCCACGATGGAACGATTAGCCCCTCTCTATGCCGCTATGATCTATAAGCGGCTTTGTGCCAATCCAGAAGTGTACGAGCCGCGGGCCGTATCCGCGGTTGGTGACAGTGCATTTTTGCTTGCCGTCAGCGGCATGGACAGCGTCAAGGCGTGGGAGATCATGGACGAGCTGATGGACAGCTTGAAAATTGTGAACGAGCGCGTCTATAATAGCGTCATGCGGAAACTGGAAAAATAAATTGCAGATGGAATTACAGATGCGAGTCAAAAAACCGTGTAATATCAATGCTTTTGCGGTTTCGGTTGCGGGTTCGACTCCCGCCGCCTCCACCATATGAAAAAACCTCGCAGTCTCAACGGCTGCGGGGTTTTTCTTGTATTTGCAAAGGTTTTCTGGCTTACCTGTTTACGCATTACTTTCGATATTTGCAAGTTTGTTCCCGTTAAAACAACACTTTTGCAGATAAATTGCAGATAAATTGCAGATGAAATTACAGATGAAATTCGGATTCAAAAAAGCCGTCGACGGCATCTGCCACTGCTACGGCTTTATCATCCATGGTGTGCTGATATACGTTTTTTAGCATGTTGTTTGTGGAGTGCCCCATGCGCTCCATTGCGTATTTATCGGGGACATTGAGCCTGAGCATGACCGATGCGTTTACATGGCGCAGGTCGTGGAAGCGGAACGGCTGAACTCCGCAGCGGGCACACGCGCGTTGCAGATGCTTATACAGGACATTTCTGGTTGCGTGGACAATAAACTCATCTGTGCGCGGTGTTGCGTCAAGCAGCCCCATAATATACGGCGGCACTTTTAGTTTTCTGTTGCCGCTGTAGGTTTTTGGCTGCTTGAGCTGCGGGCCCGTCTCACCGTCTACCATTGCTTGTTTGATCGCCAGGATATCGTCGTCAAGGCAATCCCATGTTAGACCTCTGATCTCCGATGTACGGAGGCCGAGCCAGACGGCCAGAAGAAAAGGCAATTCAAACGCTGTGCCTCTGCAGTCTTCGTGTAAGGTTCTGATCTCTTCCATGGTAGGGATTTTGATTTTAGGTGCTTCCTTCTGCGGCAAAGATATGCGGAACACTTTATCCGGGCATTCCTCCGACATTGCCGCCGTGAATAGGCCGTAAGCGTTGCGGACGTACTTAGGGGACTTTTCCCGCGCCATCTTATTCACGGCACGCTGCACGCGATCCTGCGTCAACGCGGAGCACTTAACGCTCATCAGCTCCGGGAAAACCACCTTGCGGAGTTTTCTGTATCCGTTGACGGTGGAGGGGGAGAGTATCGCGTCCTTGCTGTCGATGTATCGGTCGATAGCGTCTCCGACTGTGCGCTCAGACGCACGCGCGGCAGACTTCGCGCCGGACTTCAACGCGGCAGCTTCATTCTCCGCTTGCCGCTTGGTAGGCGCTGTGACGGACACGCGCTTTCCGTCTACCATGACGCTGACATTCCAATTGCCGGACGGTAATAGTTTTGCTTTTGGTATTTTCATCAAATCCCCCTCCAAAATCCATAATCTATACAATGAAAATCAATGTACACGCACCACACAGTGAGAAAGGCGATGATGAGGAACATTATAGCAATTACGCCGTTGCGAATACGCACTCCACGCCGCATGATCTCGATCATGTCGGCTTTCGCGTCAACATGGCGTTCCAGCTCGTCATTCCGCGCTTGCAAGGTTTCCTCGGTTGGCGTCAAGTGTTCGGAAATTCCGAACGCTTCATCAAGCGATATTCCAAGCGCTTTGCAGATCGGCGCGACGGTGTAGATCGACGGAGACTTGGAAAACTTAGAAAAGAAATTCTGCACGGTGGACAGCGGCACGCCGGAAGCATCGGAAATGTCCTGATATGTTAGCTTTAGTTCTTCTTTACGGATTCTGCACACTTCTTGAATGTTCATTTATGCTACCTTAATTTCTCCGATTTTTGCGCCGCGAAGTCGCAAGATGAGGGCTTGTCGAACTGCGTCGAGCGCTGTCTTATTGCAATGTTTCGGGATTGAATTGCCAAGGTAAAGCGGAGTACGGTGAAGATAAGCAGCGGCGACCGCTCCCCGCTGGCTGCAAAAAGGCCCCGCCGTTTGTTGCAGAGGGCGGCGGGGCCTTTAGTTACTTATTGCTTCTCAAGTTTTACGGTCTGCGTAACTCCCATAGCAGACACTTCGTAGCTAATTACGCCGTCCTGATAGGTAAACATCTTGGTGTCATCGCCGCTGGCGAGAATTGCCGTATCGGTCTGGTCTTTATCGTTTTTTGATTCCCAAGTGTACGGCTCATCCGCCGTGGTAGGGGCATCAAAAGAGCCGGCCCAATAGAGGGCTTTGGTATCTCCGTTATCAGATACCCAATACACCTCAATGGAATCTTCGGCAATGGTAGCGGCCTGCCATGCGTCCTCTGCATCGCTGTTTGTCTGCTTCCACTCTCCAACGAGATCGGGCGGAGTTACCGGCTCGTTTTCTGGCTCGTCCTGATTCGGCCCCCCGCAGGCGGTTAACATGCCGAGCGCGAGAACCAAAGACATCGCGATAAGCAAAAACTTTTTCATCTCAACTCTCCATTTTCTTATATTTTCGACTGCACAAAGTGCAATAATCGACATATAGCCCCGTTACTATAATTATTGGGAGGGACGCAAGATGTTGTATAATGACGCGAAATGTGATACAATAAACAGAGCAGATGTTGAAATGCTGCGCGAAAAACTGGTATGCGCCGCGCTGGCGCTTCCGTATGAAGCAAAGCTTGAGCTTTTGAAACTTATTGAGGGGGAAGAGAAAAATGAAAGAGGCCGCTAAGTTATGGTACATCGACTCCAAAATGGTTGACGCGGTAAATCGGTGCATGGACGCCATTTCGGCCTGCGGGCTTTCCGCGGACAGCGCGGAATATCTCCCCTTTTGCTTAGATCGTGCGATCAAGGCAAGCAATCAGATTTCCGCGCAAAGCATCCCGTTTCGCGCAACGCCCGTAAAGGTCAATGAGGGAAACGGGGGCTGTGATGTCACGCCTTTGGCGCTATTATTTGTTCAATAGCCGCTGATGCAATCCCTTTTGAGATCGTTTCGATCACCGTTAAAGACACGGAGCCAAATGACCGCAGCAATTTTGATGTTTTTTCCCATTGCGTTTTCCCCTCAATCGCTGCGATAAACTCATGCCCCTTTGGTGTGACATAGTAAACAGACGGCAGATTGTTGTGTCTGAAGTTTGTGATGGGGTCGAAGTGAAAATCTGTTGCCAGATACCCGCTTTCGGAAAGCTGGATGATGTGATAAATCAAAGCCCCCGTGTCGTACTTATTCAGCGGCGGGACACGCCGCATGGAGTCGACATATAAAACATGGTAGCTCGCGCAAGTAAAATTGCCGACCTCTTCCGCTTTGATGTAGGTATGTTCCTCGCAGAACAGCATTAGATCACGGATGCACTCAGGATCCAGCTTCACGGTTTTTCCCTCTTGCTTTCCAAAAAATCAATATAGCGTAAAATCTCCGTCAATTCCTCCGCAGATGCGGAGCGGATAAACTGTGCGATTTTATCGTCCACACCCTCGGTCTTCGGATCGGGGGCTTCTTTTTTCCCCTCGGACTCGACCAGCTTCCGTACCGTCTCAATATCTTTTAAGCACTTTTCGGTTTCTTCCGGGGTCTTTCCCTCGTGCAGGAGGATGTCATCGGGGGAGACGTTGAGCGTTAAACACATTTGCACAGCAAGTTCTTTTGATGGCAAATTCAAATTTTTGCTTCTGCGTAAGTCAGATACCCATCTATTGTTTTTCCCAAATTTTCGAGAAAACGAAGCTTCACTAATATCTTTTCTTTTGCAATAAGCCTCGATAAATTTAACGCAATTATTACCGAGAGTAACGCTATTTAATGTTTTCGGCATATTAAATTCCTTTAAATTATATCTATTCCGTATAATGCCGCTTGGGCTAATATTTTTTGATAGGCTTTAGAATTAGAGTTTTTCATTCTGGAGTATCCAGATAATGATTTTGGGCACAACGCAGGAAGATATTCTTGCAATCGATAATATTCATGTCGGATAGAACGCTTTCTAATTCGTTCTTCTTCCATTTCTTTAATTAAGCGCTTCCATTTAAAATATGCAAATACGTTTGGGAAATCTCTTATAGAGAGATGCGGGTATATTCCAACTTTTTGAAAATAGGAATCAACTCGCGCTTCTTCTTCCCATGCTTGCTTATGTGCACCTAAATTGTGCAAATGCGTTATGTCAGATATGTAAGCATCGTACTTCCAAATCATATCTGATATAAACATTAAGCTATGTGCTTTTCTTACACATTCTACGGCAAGTGCAATATTTTTCTCTTTGTAGTATTTTGCGAAGCACTGACCGCGCAAGTAATATTCTACACGGCCTGTAGGGGAATCCCCGTTTACCTCTGTACATGGGACAGGAATATTTCTTATCCCATCAACGGTTGAAAAATCATAAAAGCTTCTCAATCTAACGACCTCTTGTTCTCTTATTTGAGAATAAGCGTCGTTTTTTTCTTCGAGCGTTTTAGATCCGTCATCAAAAATATTGTAAGCCATACTTTAATAATAACTGCCAAATCCAACGACATGTGTTTGTCCATTCTGCTAAATCCTACATTTTGTTGTCAAAGGCGTTGACATCCACCGTTATGTAGGCTATAATAGCCTTACAGAACTTAATCAAGGCAACAAAAACCAAGCCCCCAACGGATTTTCCGTTTTTGCGGACTTATAACCGATATTTTGTTGGCTGACACTTACATAATAGCGGTGTTGGTTGCGTTTGTCAATATAAAGTTCTGAACTTTATAAGGAGGGGAGAACGCTTGGAATTAAAGGCAATCCGAGAAAATGCCGGTTTGCGGCAGGAAGACGTAGCGAAGAAGCTGCGTGTAAGAGTTTCCGCGGTGTCGAACTGGGAACGCGGTGTGAATGGTATCGCAAGCAAGTACATTAGATCGCTGACCAGATTGTACGGCGTGACCGAAACGGAAATCAGAGCGGCATCGGAAGCCGCGCAGGCCGCAAGGGCGGGCAAGGAGGGCAAATGAAACGATTTATTAAATTGTTTTTGCTTCTCTGTTCATGGGCTCTGGTCGCTATTGTAGCCGCCACTATTTTAATGCTTGTTTCAGCGTGGATTGCAGGATCGACGGAAAGCGTTTTGTTTAGCGCCGTTTTTTGGGTCTTGGTCATTTTGGTTTGCGCTGCGATTTTGGCGATAAGCGGGGCGGACATATGAAGGCAATAAAAAATGCCCCGCCCAATGTTGCAACATCGGGCAGGGCGGCGGAACAAATCTCACCACAAGATATTGTGTCCGTGCTTATTGTAGCACGGAAGAAAGGAAAAGGCAAGATGCTAAAGCCACAACAGTTAACGCGACGGCGAAATGACCTTGAGCGAGCCGTGCGCGGCGCGATGGGACGGGCGTTGATTCGCACCGGCAAGGAGCTGGGCGAGGAAATCGGACTATCGGAAACGCAAATCTGTAACAGAATGGCGGGGCGTTCCCGCTGGACGTTAGATGAAATTTGGGAGCTTGACCGAGTTTTGCAATTTACGGACGCGGAAAAGCTCATGCTAATCGGAGGCGCGAAATGACTGACACACTGATTTTCGGCAGCATCGCCGCTACGGTGATCGTGTTCAACGGCTGCAACTTCACCACGAGCCTTGCCGTCATCGGCGTGTGCGCGGTGGGCGAGGTGCTGTATGATCTGCTGCCGTATATCGACAGGGGGTGCAGACGATGAGACGGCACGACAAGCGCACGAGAGAGCAGCGCAAGGCGGACGAGGCGATGCTTTTTGCCGGTATCTGCCTGCTGCTGGCGGCGGTGCTCATCGCGGTCTCGGCGATGATGTGATGTACATTTGCGAATGGTGCGGGCTGACCTTTGACATGCCCGACGTCTTACGCAGGCGCGAGAACCTTGACGGTGAGCGCGGCGTGGAGACGCAAACGATACTATGCTGCCCCTTCTGCGGGGTGGAAGACATCGAGGTAAAAAAAGATGAAGATGCAGAAGATATCGACGCGCGGGATGAGCCGCGAGGAGTGGCTTAAAGAGCGCAAGAAGAGCCTCGGCGGCAGCGACATGGGCGCGGTGCTGGGTCTGAATAAATACCGTTCGCCCTACACGGTGTGGGCGGAGAAGACCGGCAGGATCGGCGAAGAGCCGGAAAACGAGGCGATGAGGCAGGGGCGAGACCTCGAGCAGTATGTCGCGAGCCGCTTTGAAGAAGCGAGCCGCCTGCCGGTGCGCCGGATGAACTACATCCTGCGCAATGGGGGCTGCCCGTGCCTGCACGCGAACATCGACCGCAGGGTCATCGGGCGAGACGCTGGCCTTGAATGCAAGACCGCGAATGCACTGAACATGAAGCGCTACGCGGGCGGTGAGTTCCCTGCGAGCTATTACGCACAGTGCGTGACGTATCTTGCCGTGACCGGCTGGCAACGCTGGTATCTGGCGGCGCTGGTGCTGGGCAAGGGATTCTATTGCTACCAGATCACGACCGTCCCCGACGATGACGCGCCGGAATGGTGCGAGAGCAGCGTGTATGTCAGCCCGGAAGAGATCGAGGCTCTGAAGCGCTGCGCCGCGGATTTCTGGCACGACTACGTGGAGACTGACAGCCCGCCGCCGATGGACGGTGACGCGAGCACGACTGAGGCGCTTGAAAGCATCTACGAGGGCGGCGGCGGTGACGTGGAGCTGTTCGGGCGCGAAAGCCTTGTTGAGCAGTACCAGTCCTTGATGAGCCGCAAGAAAGCCATCGAGAAGGACGCGGACGCCATCAAGCAGCAGCTGATGAACGACCTCGGCGACAACGAGCGCGGCTACTGCGGGCGATTCACGGTCGACTGGAAGGGGCAGAGCCGTGCGACGTTTGATGCAAAAGCATTTGCCAAGGATCACCCCGAAATGGATTTGAGCGGCTACTACAAAACGACAAATTTCCGCAAATTTGCGGTGAAGGAGGACAAAGAAAGATGAAGGAAGGATTGATTCAGAACGCGCAGGGTGCGCAGGCCGTAAAGAAAGGCAATCCCACGATGCAGCAGTACATCAAGCAGATGGAGGGTGAGATCGCCAAGGCGCTGCCGAGCGTCATCACGCCGGAGCGCTTCACGCGCATCACGCTTTCTGCGTTGAGCGCAAACAAGCAGCTCGCGCAGACCACGCCGCAAAGCTTCCTCGGCGCGATGATGACGGCGGCACAGCTCGGCATGGAGCCGAACACGCCGCTCGGGCAGGCGTACCTGATTCCGTACCGCAACCATGGTCAACTGGAATGTCAATTCCAACTGGGGTATAAGGGGCTTATTGACCTTGCGTACCGCAGCGGTGAGGTCAGCATCATTCAAGCGCAGGTCGTTTACGAAAACGACGAGTTTGAATATTCCTTCGGCCTTGAGCCGAAGCTCAACCACAAGCCCGCCTGCGGCGAGCGCGGCGAGCCGAAGTTCATCTACGCGATGTTCCGCACAAAGGACGGCGGCTTTGGCTATGACGTGATGAGCGTTGAGGACGTTCGCAACCACGCGAAGCGCTTTTCCAAGGCCTACAGCAACGGGCCGTGGCAAACGAATTTCGAGGAGATGGCGAAGAAGACTGTGCTCAAGCGCGTGCTCAAGTATGCGCCGCTTAAGAGTGACTTTGTTCGCGCGGTGGCGCAGGACGAGACCATCAAAACGAAGATCAGCGAGGACATGTATTCTGTGAGCGATGACACGGTCATCGAGGCGGAGAACTTCACCGTGGACGATACGACCGGCGAGGTCATCGAAAGCGACGGTGACACACAGTGAGCATGAACCGCGTGTGCCTGATGGGACGCATCGGGCGTGACTTGGAGCTGAAAAAGACGAACAGCGGGGTATCCGTTGTGTCGTTCCCTCTTGCCGTTGATCGCAACGGCAAAGAGGGCGGCACGGACTGGATCGACGTTGTCGCATGGCGCGGCACGGCAGAAGTGCTCTGCAACTACGCCGGACGCGGGCGGTTGATCGCCGTCGAGGGGCGCTTGCAGATGCGCGACTGGACGGACAAGAACGGAAATAAGCGCAGGAGCTACGAGGTGCAGGTTGACAGCGTGTATTTCGCGGACAACAGGCGCTCGGAGGATAACAACACCGCCGCACCGCAATACGCCACAGAGAGCGCCGCAGGAGGCTTTGCAGAGGTCAGCGAGGACGACGGCGAGCTGCCGTTTTAAGGCGGTGGGCAGATGCCGAATAGAATCATCAAAGAGAGTTTATGCTCAAGCGAGAAAATAGCATCGCTTTCGGATTTCGAGTTTCGGCTATGGGTTGGATTGATTACGCAAGTAGATGATGCTGGGCGCGGAGATGCCCGCCCAGCGATTATAAAAGGACGAGTTTTCCCGTTCAGGGAAAGGCTATCCATCAAAGACATCGATGCTGCGCTCCAAGCTTTGGCGGCAAAAGGCTGCGTTTCCCTCTATACGGTAGACGGGAAGCCCTACTTTTTGTTCCCCGGGTGGGTCAAGCATCAACGTGTCAGAGATTGCAAGCCGAAATATCCCGAACCGCCGGAAAATCTCAATCTGCCGCAATCTGCGGCGAGTTGCGGCGAGCTGCCGCAATCTGCGGCCTTAATCCAATCCGAATCCGAATCCAATCCGAATCCAGAATCCAATCCGAAAGAATATTGCGCTGAGCCGCAAGCGGCTGACGCGCCGCCGGTGATTTCTTTGCCACTGAATGACGGGACTTTTTTCGACGTGTCGGAGAACGACAGGGCCAAATGGTCGCAGCTCTATCCGAGCGTTGACGTTATGCAACAGCTCAGAAACATGGCGGGGTGGTGCGATGCAAACCCTGCAAAGCGCAAAACTCGCGGAGGGATTAAGCGTTTCATCACCGCTTGGCTTGCCAGAGAGCAGGATAAGGGAGGCAAAGCACCGCAGAATAGGCCGTTTGTCTACGACTACGGCAACACGGAGGGAAGCCTATGAACGTTGACGCATTGATCGACAGCATCGCGAAAAAGGCCGAGCTTGTTCGTGATCTGGTCGACTACGAGAAAGACGGGCTGCTGTACTGCGGCCATTGCAACACGCCGAAGCAGTGCCGCATCCCCATCGGCGGGAATGTCCGCCTTGTCGGGTGCCAGTGTGCTTGCGCGGCGCGAGAGTACGAGGCCGAGAAAAAAGCTCGCGCTGACCGCGAAAAGCGACTGCGCATCGAAACGCTGCGTGCTGACGGAATTCGCGACAAGAGCCTGACGGCGTGCCGGTTCGACAAGGCGACGATGAGTGACGAGATCGTCAAATGCAAGCGCTATGCCGACGCATGGGACGATATGCGGCGCGAGAACAATGGGCTTCTGCTGTGGGGCAACACCGGCAACGGCAAGACCTTCGCGGCGGCGTGCATCGCCAACGAGCTGATTGATCGCGGAATTCCGGCGATGATTACGAGCTTTCCGCGCATCCTCAACGCTGGATACGACAAGCAGGAGATCATCGCGCAGGTGCGATATTACCCGTTGTTGGTAATTGACGATCTCGGCGCAGAGCGCAGCAGTGAGTATGCGATGGAAACGGTTTACACGGTCATTGACGAGCGATACAAGGCCAAAAAGCCGCTGATTGTTACGACTAACCTGACGCTGGACGAGCTGTGCAAGCCGAAAAACATGGACTATCAGCGCATCTATGATCGCGTGATCGAGATGTGCACGCCGCTTGTGTTCAAGGGCGACAACCTGCGACGCGAAAAGGCGAATAAGCGCCTGCGGTATGTCAAGTCGGTGTTGGAGGGCAGCAATGGGCATTGATATTTCTCAGCTGGGCAAGGACGCTCAAGCCCAAGTCATGGCAAAGATGGCCGTGCAGGAAGTCAAGAAGCGCAGTAAGTACGGAAACCGCAAGGTCGTGTGCGATGGCATCAAGTTTGATTCCGAGCGTGAGGCGGCGCGGTTCGGCGAGCTGAAAGTGCTGCGATCGATGGGCAAGATTCGCGATTTGCGGCTGCAAGCGAATTTTACCCTCGTGGAGGGCTACACGACCATCGAGGGCGAGAGGATCAAGCCGATGGTCTACCGTGCGGATTTTACCTACGAGCGGGCAGCCGAGCCGGACCGCAACGGCACAGTGTATTGGCTGCGAGAGGTTGAGGACGCGAAGGGCATGAAAACGAAGAACTACCTGCTCAAAAAGAAGCTGATGCAGGACAAATACGGCATCACGATCCGCGAGGTGTGAGATGAGTTTTGAGCATTGCCACTTCTGAAAGCCGCCAACGCGGCACGTAGGCTGTCACAGCGATTGCCCGTACTACGCGGCGGATATCGCCGCGCGGAGTGCGGCGAAGGACGAAAAGCGCCGCCTGACGGACGCAAAATGCGACTGGCTGTGCGCGCGCCAATTCAAAACGCGGTGTGGCCAAAAGCTGAGAAAATAAAGGGAGCAAGAAAAGATGTTGACAGAAAAAGAGCTGGGCGAACGGCTCAAAAACTTTCGCGAAGTGCGCCGCATCAGCCAGTTCCGGCTTGGCGAAATGGTGGAATGCGGGCAGGGGCATATCGGGAAGCTGGAAAAGGGAGAGCACTACCCGAAGCTGCCGACGTTGTACAAGATCAGCGAAGCGCTGAATATTTCCGTAAGTGATATTTTGGCGGAATCTCCGCCCTCAAAGGATGGGATGCTTTCACCGGAGGAAGTCGGCGCAAACATCCGCAAGTGGAGGACGCTGCGGGGGCTTGGCGTGAAGAAACTGGCGGAAAAGTCGGGCGTATCGCGCAACAGTATCCGAAACCTTGAGACCGGCAAGTGCATGAGCTTCCTGCTGACGTATCAGTACATTGCCGAAGCGCTGGGCGTGACCGTCGGGACGCTGCTCGGAGAGGTTCAGGAAAATGAGTGAGAACACGAACCACGTGCCGTTTAAGACGGTCGTATACCCGCGGCTCAGGGAAGCGTTGCAGGCATCCGGTATTACGCCGCCGGAGTTGAGCAAGAAGCTCGGAGTTTCACCGCTCTGCGTGTGGCGATGGACAACGGGGAAGAACGAATTCAGCATCGGCGTTATCAAGGCAATTCTTGCGGTGACGGGGCTGACATTTGAAGAGGCTTTCGGGGAGGTGCACGCATGAGCAAGATCATGAGACCGAAAACGCCATTTGAGTTCCGCGCTTATCCGGTGCTCAAGGAAGCACTGGAAAAGACGAACTACAATCAAACAGAACTGGCGCAATTCCTCGGCACATCGCAGTTTACGGTGTCGGCGTGGGTGCGAGGAGACCGCGATACAACGGTGCGGCTGCTGCTGGCGCTGGAAGACTTGACGGGACTGACGTTCCGGGAACTGTTTTGGGAATGCGAGGGGAGAAGATGAAGGTTCTATTGGCCTGCGAGGAATCACAAGAAGAGTGTAAGGCTTTCCGGGCATTGGGGCACGAGGCATATTCATGCGACATTCAGGAGCCGTCCGGCGGACACCCAGAGTGGCATATTCTGGGCGATGCGCTCAAGGCCATCGAGGGGGGGCAAGTGACCACAATGGACGGGCAGACGCATGACGTTGGCAAATGGGATATGATTATTGCTTTCCCGCCCTGCACCAAAACCAGCAACGCCGGAGCGCGGCACTTGTATAGGGGCGGCAAGCTCAATATTAAGCGGTATTATGAGGGCTTGTGCGGCAAAGCGCTGTTTTTAGCTATTTGGGCAGCGGATTGTGAAAAAGTTGTGATTGAAAATCCGACGCCGAGTAAAGTCTTTGAGTATCCAGAGCCAACCCAAGCCATACAGCCCTATCAATACGGGCACCCGTTTAGCAAAAAAACCTTGCTGTGGGAGCGTGGTGTCCAACCGTTGGAGCCGACACACATCGTTGAACCGACAGCAACATGGTGCCCGAGTGGCAGTTACAGCCATAAGCATGGTGAACAGCATAAAGGCATGTTTACCACGGATAGAGCAAAAAACCGCGCAAAGACCTTCCCCGGCATTGCCAGAGCTATGGCGGAGCAATGGGGCGGAGACATTAGGGAGGAATGACCATGCACATCGGCGAACCATTTAGCTGGAAGCCTGCCGCATTTGAGGGCAGCAACGGCATTATGAGCGTGACCACGAAAGAGACGACTGCGCACGGGCGCGTCGTCTACATCAACGAGGCGCACCGCTACTTTACGGCGGAGGATATCAATGGGAAGAAGCTCAGAGAGAGCTTTAAAATTTTAACAAAAATCAGGAGGTATTTCATCATGAACAACAAACAGGACTACATCATTCGCTGCGACCGCGCAGGCGTGTTTTTCGGCAAGATAAAGGAAAGAACCGGCTCCGAGGTCACCATGACCGAGGTCCGTAAGATTTGGAGCTGGGACGGCGCGTGCGCCGTGGAGCAGTTGGCGCAGGATGGCACAAAAGCACCTGGCAACTGTCGTTTTACCGTGACGATTCCCGAAATGACCGTGCTGGGCGCGATTCAGATCATCCCGTGCACAGATGCCGCGTCGGCATCTCTCCGCGGCGTAAAGGAGTGGAAGAGATGACGCTTGATGCTAGGGTCAAGGCATTCCTGTCAGTGAACTCCGGCTCCGGCGACGGCTCCGGCTACGGCTCCGGCGACGGCTCCGGCTCCGGCTACGGCTCCGGCTCCGGCTCCGGCGACGGCTCCGGCTACGGCTCCGGCGACGGCTCCGGCTCCGGCTACGGCTACGGCTCCGGCTCCGGCGACGGCTACGGCTACGGCTCCGGCTACGGCTCCGGCTACGGCTCCGGCTCCGGCTCCGGCTACGGCTACGGCTCCGGCTACGGCTCCGGCTACGGCTACGGCTCCGGCTACGGCGACGGCATTAAACGCTTCAACCGGGAAACAGTCTATCAAATTGACGGCGTAAATACGCTGATTCGTTCCGTGCGCGGCAACACTGCGCACGGGGCAATCGTGAACAATGATTTGACGCTCACGCCGAGCTACATCGTCAAGCAGGACAATGTTTTTGCGCACGGAGAAACGTTGCGCGAAGCAATGGAGGCGTTGCGAGACAAGCTTTTCGAGGATATGCCAAAAGAGGAGCGCATTGATGCGTTCCTGCGCGAGACAGACCGCGAAAAAACGTATCCGACACAGTATTTTTACGACTGGCATCACCGCCTGACCGGCTCGTGCGACATGGGTCGAAAGCGGTTTGCCCATGACCACGGTGTTGACCTTGAACACGGCATGATGACGATTACGGAGTTTTTGGAGCTGACGAAAAATGCTTACGGCGGCGATGTGATTCGAAAAGTAATCAGTAAGATGCAGGAGGTGGAGTGATGGTTTCGGACGAAGCATTGAAAAAGCTGCAAGAGCAAATTGCGGCATGGCCGATGACGCAGCGATTCGTGGTGCAGCAACTCATCGAGGACTACCGGATGGATAGAGAGGACTTGCGCGCCTACAAGGCGACGGGCCTGACGCCGGAGGAAGTTGAAAGGTCTAAACTGGAAATCGAAGCCGGATGCGTTAAAGCAATAGCCAGAACGTACGGAATTGACATCAATCGCCTACGGAAATTGGCCGAGGCCGACAAGGACGGTCGGCTGGTGGGGCTGCCGTGCAAGGTTGGAACCGCGACATATTATATCCATTATCCGATTGCGGTTTACCCAGATGAAAGCGAACCGGAAATTAAGAGGGGTATCTTTACTTTGTGCGATTTGGATCGTGTTGGGCACTCCGTTTTTCTCACCCGCGAGGAGGCGGAGAAAGCATTGGAGGCAAAACAGAATGGCTGAGTACATTGAGCGAGAAGCTGTGATTGATCTAATCACACGTCGGTACGAGAATCCAGAAATCTGCACGCAGGAAATCAACAGTATTCCCGACGCTGACGTTGCGCCGGTGGTACATGGGCGGTGGGAGCATCTTGGCGGGGACGAGTGGCTTTGCACGGCGTGTGGCTTTGTCATTACCACTGAGGGCAGTTGGGATAAGCCTACTAAAAAATACTGTGAGGATTGCGGCGCGAAGATGGACGGAGGTGACGGCGATGCGGTGTGTGTAGAGCCGGACGATTTTTGCAGCTACGGCGAGCCGAAGGAGGGGTAACACATGGACGTTGTTGGGCGAAAAGTTGTTAAAACGCGGGCGTCTCATGGGTGCTTCGGCTGCGGGAGAAAATTCGAGCAAGGGGCTATGATGGAGCGCAGTTGCGTTTTCGATGGAACGCCGTGGACGTGCTATCTGTGCGAGAGCTGTCAGAAAGCGTCTTCTGAGTTAGGATGGCAAGACGAGTATGGATTTGGGGACTTGCGCGAACGTTCGCTCGAGATTGAGAGGGAGGCA